TTGTAGATTCAGTTGAAGTATTAACTCCTGGTATTGGATATGGATTCGATCCTGCTGAAACATATTGTCCAAAGGAACAGTATGTAATTACTGTTCGTAAGTCAAATCTTATTCAGCATGTTAATGATGGAGAACTCATACGCATAGTTAAGTATGCTAATGGAGATGATGGTAGATTAGAAGATGTAATGCAGGTTGTTGACACAGATTGGTCTGATGATCATATACTTCTTGCAACTATTGACCCACTATGGGCTGTCAATGTAGAAATAGGTATGATCTTAAAGACTTTATCTGGTCATGAGTTTGTTCTCAACTATGAGAGGAAGTATCCAGATTTGGTAATTCCAACCTCTGCGGTTGCAATCTATGCTGGATGTAATGATCTTATTCCAACTATTAACTCAATGGAGACTGTTAATGTTGGGGATGGATATATCAATCCAGTTATCACTATTGGAACAGGGGTTGACAAAGAGGAGATTGGATCCTATACTGTTGATTCAAACGGTAAATTAGTGGAACCAACCATCTCTAAAAAAGTTTTTGGATTTGTAAATCCAATTATAGAAGATAAAGGTTTCCCAGAGAAAAATATCTCTGGTACTGGCAGTGGAGGACTAATAACACCTACATATGGGTATTCAGGTCCACGAGAGATTAAGGAGTCTGGCGTATTGGCATTACAAACATATGTTGATTGTGTTGGGCATCCCGTATTGGAGCAGAATTCATGACACAACTTTTTTCTGGAGGTTCTGTTACTCCCAATACCTCTCCTAAGGTCAGAATCAAATATCCTAAGAACTGGGTTCAGGCAACATCAGCTGGACACCTAATTGAGATGAATAACACCAAAGGTGGTGAACGAGTTCGTTTCGTACACGGGCAAACTCGTAATTTCATTGATATGGATTGGAAAAAGGATACCTATCTAAAATCATATAATGATACATATGTACTGACAGATCACAACTTAGTGATCAAAGTTGGTAAACAGTTGAAAGAAGACAAGTTATGTCTTCATGTTATTGGTGATGTTAGATTATATGTTGAAGGTGACATGCACACCGAAGTGGATGGGAATCGTTATGATATGGTTCATAAGAACTGGGAAATGAAGTGCGGTGGGGTTTATACCTTACGTGCTGAAGAGAATATGGGGATTACATCTAAGAATCAAATGAAACTTAGTTCTAATTCTTATGAGAATAAAACTACCTTCTTAAAAAATGATTTGAGTGAAGGTGGCTCCGTTGAGGAGATTGTTAAGGGTAATTATGAATGTAAGATAACAGATCCATCAAAGGTTCACTCTGTAAGGAGTGAGGGTAATATCCGTACTGAAGCTAATGGATGCTCATACGAGAAGGTTGATGGTAACAAATTCACCGAAGTCGGTGCTAAATATAAGACCACTGTAGCAGGTGGTTCTGTAGAATGTACGGAAGGAGGCAATTCTGCTCTAGGAATGAATACTTCCCTTGATAGTAATGAATACAAAATTAGTACCACTGGCACTATGCAGATTAACACTACCATACAAACACAAATCAACGGTGGTGGTGCTGTAGATATTAATGCTGGTGCGATATTCCTGAATTGATGATAGTACACTCAGTAAAAAATGACTTTTCACATGTCAGTTACAAAGCAGGAAGCTGTGTTCCTTAAAGGCTTTCTTGCTAAACATTTAGACGATTACGTCGAAGAATTGGTTAAAGAAGATAAAGATAGAGATAAAGTAATGGATCATATGAAAGAAGCACGTCAGGCTGGAGTATCATTATTGGAGAAAGCAGGTGAGGTTAACAGGCGTGCCAGTCGTGCAGGTGACCACCCATACTTTACAAATCTCTGATCCTCTGCTATACTAATATGTAATTCGCCTGGTTTCTATGATTGATGATGAATTCCTTGATAAGGTGACTGTTGACATTGCAGCCAGAAGGTTTACACTACTAAGTAGTGATGGACGCACCAAATGCATCAATTGCGATGATGGTGACCAGTTCATTAGGATTCTTGATGTTATTCGTGAATCCTGTGTAAATGATGAAGTAGTCTACGTCTAATGTCTTATAACAAAACTTATTCAGAAATAAAGCAAATCCTTAAGGATTCCAAGAGGATCACTAAGGTCACTATGCTCAAGGTTGCAAAGCTAGCAATCCTTGAAACACTTGGAGAGGAACGCTCTAAGGATATTGAAGTCACATGGGATAGTAAATTAGGTGATGACCTAATGCTAGACTCACTAGACATGGTAGAACTTGTCATGTTCTTGGAAGAATGCTTTGGTGTTGAAATCGCTGATGAGATGGCGATGGATATCGTTACTGTTGGTGACGCTATTGAAAAGATCAAAGAAGCCAAGAAGAATAAAGGCAAGAAGAGGAAGAAGGTTAATGCTGCTGCTTATAAAGCAAAGCTTGCAAATCCACCAGTACCAAAGGAAGGTAGTCCTTTCGCAATGAAGAAACCTTTACAAGGTTTAAATCCTACTCTACCTACTGGTGAGGATATAGAGAAAGCAATGAACGAAGCAGTTGAAGCCTTAGAAGAAGAAGATGCCAAGAAAGAAGAAACAGACGAAGGCCCACAGTTACAGTAATCCTTCAAAGAAACAGGACTTGGCTCACCTAGAGGCAGGTCAACATGAATCTGAAGAGGTTGATGAACATGGGTTTACTAAAAGGAAACCTATCAGTGATAGGGAGTGCATCTATAAGTGCTTGGATAATTGTATTTCACTTGCTGGTCTTGATAAGAACCAGGTAGAGAGGTTAGCTAAACAGTTTAATCCTAATAATCCTGATGAAGTTGATATCAAATCGGAGTACCCACCGTTATGAAGAAAGTATATTGGGGATATTCTCTTGATGATGAAGGATCTCAATTCCCTGAGGAATATATTGATCCACCTAAAAAATTTAGATCTGGGTATGATTCACGATATGATCATGCCAAATGTCCTGCATGGAAGAAATGGACAGAGAATTGTTGGGTAGTCACTCAACCGTTTGATGTTGGATTGAGGTGTGATATCAAAGCAGGTAAGATGGGTACAGATCTTACACAGAAAGCATATAATCAATACTTTCATCTAGGAGAGAATTGGCTTAAAGGTCAATATCCTGAGATCCAGATGAAATATTCTATGTTATTGTGGACAAAAGAGAAAGATGTATGGGTGGAGCAAATACCACATCCATTATTGTCTAGGTATGGATTTGAATTAATCCCTGCCACCTTCCCCATATCAGTATGGCATAGACCACTGGTTGTTGGTATCAAGATATTAGATGTAAATCAAAATCTACAGTTGACAAAGGGTACACCATTATATTATTTTAGACTATACTCTAAGCATGGTGATCCAGATTTTCTATTAGAAAGGAGAGATCCACCTGCTGAGTGGCATCGGTTACAAAAACAACAAAACGTTCTTCGTGAGTTTGCACCTTTTAAAGCATGGGACATTATTACACAACGGCTACAAAACAAGGAAAGGAAGTTCAAGTGCCCGTTCAAATGGAACTAGATTTATTCGAGCAATGGTTTGAGGGTGAGTTTGACAATTGGGGTCAAGCATCATCTAATCCTACTAAGTGGGCACATATCTTTGTTAAGCATGAGAAGGTAGATGACCATAAGTTCTTAACTACATCAACATATAACTATTCTCCTGGTAAACCATATAGGGAGCAGGTGGTTGAGATCATTCAACCTTCACATGATCAGGTTATAGTATTGAATCCTGCATGTGATATGATATTTGATTTTAATAAGGATAAGTTCTATTTTGATGGACAATCATCTAATGGATGTACATGGAAGGGCAAACCACTAGAAAGTAAAGCGAAATTATTCATGGATGCGTACCATACATGGGATAAAGGGTACTGGCATGGTAGTGAAGGATTTTTTATATTCAAGAAGAAGTTATAAATAGACTTGAACGTTTTATTGTGGACTTAGTGTGGCAACACGTAAGATATCTGACCTAACATTATTAGAAGCAGGAAGCGTATCTAGCTCTGATACTTTACTATTGCTCGATAACTCTGACCCAACGGATCAGAATAAAAGATCAGCGGTAGGAAGTATATTTCGGGCAGTACCTTCTGGTACTTATTCTGTACCTGGTGTACAGTTTGAGTTAAAAACAAGAACAGGTCTATTCTCTGAGGCTCAGGGACAAATTGGTCTGGCAATGGGTGATGCTAGACTCAACCTACAAAAGGTTGGTAGTACACTCAACATTGCTGCTAGAGACAGTGCTGATCAAAACTTAGACTTTACCATATCTGCTCAGGGTACTGGTATGATCCGTCTGGGTTCTGTTTTGGCGATTACTGATACTCTATTTGTTATACCTAACGCCGCAGATAATACTAAGATGGCGAGGTTTAGTACAGCAGATATGCCAACAGGTGTACTGCATACTTATGTCTTACCTTCTAATGGTGCTATTGCTGCATCTGATACATTAGTAACACTAGGTGCTACTCAAACATTAAACAATAAAACATTAAATAATGCTACCTTTACTGGCACATTAACTGTTGAAACAGTTCAGGTAAATGGTAACACAACTCTTGGTGATTCTTCAGCAGATAGTTTAACTATAAATGCTGCATCTACATTCAGTGCTTCGGCCACATTTGCTAATACTGTCATTGCTCAACAGACATTAACTGTTGGTAGTGATGTAACTGTAGGTGGTCATATCGCTGTTGCCGATGATAAAATCATCAAACTAGGTGCTGATGACGACCTACAAATATCACATACCGATGCTACGGGTGATAGTTTAATTAGAGATGCTAGAGCATCTGGATCAGTCTTAAAGATTGGTGCTGATAAACTATGGTTACAGAATAAAGATGGTAATGAACCATATATTGAATGTACTGACAATGGCTCAGTTAAAATATACCATGATTTTTCTCCTACTTTGGAGACGACCACAACAGGAATTACAATTACAGGAGCTATAGATGCTGTCACATCCATCACTGGTAGCGGTAACATCGCTATTGCTACTGACAAGTTTACTTTGGATGCTACTAGCGGTGATGCAGTATTCGGTGGTAATGTAACTGCCAATGGTACTGGTAATTTCCAATTAGGATCCACTAGTGCTGCTAAGTTAGGTGTTGGTAGAGCACCAACCACATACAATCTTGAAGTTGAAGGGTCTATATATGCTACAGGATCATCAGTTATATGTGGTGATACTAGTTCTACTAAATTTATCCTTCAGAAACGTGTTGCTGGTATTGGATTACACTTCACTGATAATACAGGTACCGATCAGATGGTACTTAATTCAGGTGGAGATCTAGGTGTTGGTAAGAATCCATCTTTCAAGTTGGATGTTTCAGGTAACTCTAATATTGATGGTGACCTTACTATAGTAACTACTAACCCTGCATCTAATACAGGTGGTAAAATTTCTGCTAGAGAGATCGTGTTAAGTGATCCTCAAACAGGTTCATCTGCTACATTAAACGCATCTACTACTGGAGGAGTCTCCAGAGCAAAAGTCTACTTCCACTCTTTTAATTAAAAAATCATGGCGACCAAACAAAACGGTGTTCTTGGAACATTCACGCCAACAGTAACACCGTACACAAACGATCTTCAAGCGGCAAACTCCCTAAGCGTAACACCACAGGGTTGGCCACTGTATACTTGTCCTGGTGCTACCATGATGAGTGGAAAAGTTATAATTGCAAATAATACTGGTGGTGCTGCCACAGTAGATGTAGGCATAGTGGAGCAAACAGATATTATTCAGTTAGATGCTGCTGCCTCTCAACCAGGTGCACCAACTAACTACTTAGGTTTTTCTATACCAGATAATAATTTTACAACTTCAATTGTTGTTGAAGGTGCATCAGTCTCAGGAACATTCCAAGTGGGTGAGACAGTTACATGGACTAATGCAAGAACTGATATTGGAGGTAACTCTCAGTCAGCAATTTGTTATGCTTGGGATTCAGGCAATAGTAAATTGTGGTTGAGAAACTTAAATCATCCTCTTGCTCATGTACCTGATAATGCTGATATCACATTTACTGGTGGTACTTCCAGTGCTACCATTTCAATTGGTACTTCACATGCTGGTACTGGTGCTACTGCAGGATGGTCTGGTAAAGTTAGGTTCTTTGATCGTCTAAATGGACGTATATATCTCATGAATCATGAGTTTAGGAATAACCTAGACTATAAGAATATCATGGATATTAATAATGAGAACAGAGTTTTGGACAATAACAACATTGCCAGAACTGGTCATAATTTGTATAGACCAGTAGCAACTACTGTTACTAGGTATGCTGCTTCTAACACAACTCCTGCAACTGAGTTTGTTGATGCTAATGGTGTAGAACTATTAATATCAGGAGTAAGCGAAGTTGCTGCTCATCAGTTGATTGTAAATCAAAAGTCAATTGCTGATGATGATTATCTTGAACTGGGTGGAATAGTACTTGGTACTTATCAGTCTCTTTATATTAAATCAACCGCTGCTGTTTCTGCAACCTTAATCGGATTTGAAGAGACTGCTGAGGTTCCTTCATAACCCAGAGTAATTAAAAGATGGCACTTACAAGACTTAAAAACGTCTTTACATCAAAAACTGGACGTTGCCTTTATGTCAACTCTGATGATTTTGATGCATCAGACGC